TTTCCATAAATTATTTGACGTCTGTATTTTGCTGCAAATACTATATGATATTTGCAATTCCATTTGGTATGTGCTAAACTTTTGTTGTCCATTTGGACTTCCGCCTTTGTCTATTATAGATGCGGTCAGCAAACCTGCTTCTATCTTAGCATTGGAGGTTATTTTTTTCTACTCATAGCTATAAGCTTTTTAGAACCACAGGCATAGCCTGTAATATTTATTAATACAAAATACAAAAAAAATTAATATTTTAATGTAAAATATTAACAGGCGTTTTTTTGCCTTAAGCGTACTAGACCAAATAAAAAGTAATCAAAAAAAGGTTATATCATAATGATATAGCCTTTATAAATGCGATAAAATCGTTGATGCAGTTGGGGGGACTCGAACCCCCAAGTCCTTATCGGACACTAGATCCTTAGTCATATAATGGTGAAAAATGTAAGATAATAGGATGAAGATTAATTAATTGATTAAGACTTGTAAATACATGTTCTCTAGAATGTACTGTTAAAATATAGTATTTTATATAATACTGTTAAAAACAAGAACAACCAGAATCTATAAAAATATATAGATATTTATTCTGCTTTAATAAGTTGAAAAATTACAAGAATAATATATAATTATGGGTTTAAATATGGTATAATGTTTTTTAGGAGGATAAAAGTATGAGTATTTCAAATAAAAAAGAGCTTAAAACTAAAACAGTTAAAACATTGGGAAAATTACGTGAAACAATAGTTGATTATTTAGATATAAAAACGGCTGAAAAGCTACTTTATTGGCTTAATACATGGGGAAATAATTATTTGAGAAATGAAAAAACTTTTAATTATAATGCTTTGAAATATTATAATAGAGGAAACATAGTATTAGCTAACCTTGGTTTTAAAGTTGGAAGCGAACAAGGTGGTTTACATTATTGTTTAGTAATTGAAAACGATAACTCAAAATCAAATCGAACACTTATGGTTGTACCACTTAGATCATTAAAAGACAGTGAACTCCCTGAACATGTAGATGATAGATACGAAATATTTTTGGGTTATGGTATTTTTAAAGATTATTTAAAGCAAGTTAAAGCTGATATTATGAACTTACAACTTAAAAAAATGGAATTGACAGAAAGTACTGAAATCAATCAAATTGATAGAGATATAAAGTATAAGAAAAAAGAACTAAGTAATCTTGAAAAGGGTTCTGTTGCTTTATTAAATCAAATATGTTCGTTAAGCAAACTAAGAATCTATAAGCCTAAAAGAAATGATGATATACTGAGTTCGTTTTGTTTAGATGATGATTTAATGGATAAAATTGATAATAAGATAATAGAATTATATCTAAATCCAAGTATTAGTAAAAAAATGAAAAAAAACACTTGCAATAATAGTGAATCAGTAATATAATAGTATATAGAAAATTATTAAATTAAAACTTACCCCTTTGCGGGACATTAATGCTAAGCATTAATATATGATACTTACCCTTTACGGGTCGAGGATATTACCTCACAATAAAAGAAACATTTAAAAGCACCTCTAATATGAGGTGTTTTTATTATATATAAAACTCTGCATTAAATTGATGTTTAATGTATAGTACTATAAACTTACATAAATAAAAATAGGGCGAAGGAATAACACCTGTAACCCTATTTTTTAGTAGGTAATATTTTATACTAAATTTTTTTATTCTCTTACTGTCATATGTATCTTATTATTATCTTCATGATGTTCAATATTAAATTCGTCTAATGTAGTTATTACATCTGTACGATTTTTTTCTATTATTTTGAGATAATCTTTATACAATATTCTAAATTCTTTAAAGTTTATATCATTTGTATTATCTAAGACTAATTCATGAATTGATATTGACTTATTTAGTATAACTACAATATTAGCTTTTATATCATTTACTTCTTCATAACCAGTTAGATCAATTTCATTAAGTAAAGCTAAGTTATTCTTAATAGTATCAGTATCCAAGTCATTTATATTACCCATAATATAATTGTTATATTTTATTATGTCAGATAAGTAATCTCCTAAGTCTATTATTTCATTCATTACGTTTACTCTTATTGATTTTTTATCCATATTAAATAAATTAGATATTGTTGGTAAATTTGCTGATATAGCAAAATTATTGTAAGCACTGGTTATGAATGAAAGTATAAATGTACCTCTTAAAATTAATATGAGTATTGCAGCTATTGAACTTATAGTTATTAGTTGGCGTTTATATTTTTTTTTGCCATAGTATCCATTAATGTAATCTTTTTCTATAAAACTTGTAAAGCCTGTACTTTTAGTTTTGCCTTCCTTGTCCAAAATTTTCATCTGTTTTATAAATTCATTTTGTGTTTTAGTTTTTTTCATTTTTATTTAATATCCCATTTTAATATATTTTTTGAAATATTAAATCGTTTATTAGATTATGTTATTCTAACCTTATAGTTCGTGTCACTTTTATTTGTTGAGATATTTAATATGATATTTGTATATATTATATGTTTAATAGATTCTCTACAGTGTCTCATTAATAATTTTTGCCTCCTTCCTTAAATCTATAATTTTGTATTTCTAAGAAACGAGTTAATTTTCAATAATTATTATAACATATATAAATAAAATAGGGTAAAGGATAATACCTTAAACCCTATTTTTTTCATATTATTATGCTAACTCAAGTAAAGGTATAAGCTGAATTTTGATTAATTTAATAACTGTTTTTATTATTTATTGTTATTTCTTGAACTTCATATATATGTTTTAAATCACTTAATGCTATCAGCTTATTTTTTTCATTTAATTTATTATATATATCAATAATAACTTGTTGATTCATATTCAATTCTTTTCCAGTTAATATATAACCTATTGGCATATTGTAAGTTTCATTAAGTTTAATTAATGCTTTACTAGAGGGTAATTTGCTCCCTTTACACCAGTCACTTACATTGCTTTTTGATATTCCAGTATCTTTAAATATTTTAGTTGTTGTTAAATTATTCTTATCCATCCATTCTTTAATTCTAATATTAACGCTAATGAAATACACCCTCTTTCAATTATTAAAAAAGTACTCAAAAAAGTACTTGACGTTTTTGACAGAAAGTACTATAATGAGTAAAAAGAGTTCTCAAAAAAGTACTCTTGTTATTTCTTTTAATTATTATATCATATCTATTTATTTAGTAAACCAATTCTAACTAAGTCATTTCTCTTAACTGTAAAAAATATTTAATTATGACGTGGTAATGTCGTAATAAGTAGAATTATAATGTAAAACAGATAGCTGAAATAACTGCTATCAAAGGAGAGTAAAAATGCAAGATAAAATTAATATTGTAATAGACACTAATCAAGCTAAAATTGACTCACAATGTTTACAAGAAATTATAGACTTAATAGTTATTAATCCAAGTAAAGCAGAAATAGAACAAATATTAGAAGATTATGGTGTTTTGTATCATAGCTCTAATTAAAAAGGATTGATTATTATGGCATTAACTAAAGTGAAAGAAGCAGCAGTATTACAATACTGCTATACAGAACAAGCTAAACAAAAGTATGTATCTACATTTTGTAGTTTTCAATGTATAGATTGTAAGCAATTAATCTGTAATGGTGGTAAATGTTATGGGAAAAAGCAAAGTAGTCCATGTTTAGGATACACTGATAAGCTAATACCTAAGAATAACATTGAAGCTGATGACATAGCAAAAACCCCAAACGGTAATTTATGTTATGTAACTCGTGTTGTTGGAGATAAATGCCAAGTTGTTCAAAACTATGAAGCTAAATGGTATGCCTTAAGTTCATTGACATTGTATAAATCACATAAGGAATGTAGTTGGGGCAAAAAATAATTGTAAAAGATTGATTTAGGGGGTGTGAATATGAAGTGTTTAGATTTATTTTGTAAAGCTGGTGGTGTTGCTGCAGGATACAAAAAGGCTGGATTTAAAGTTGTGGGTGTTGATATTGAAGAACAACCTAATTATCCCTGTGAGTTCATTCATTCAGATGCATTAGAAGTATTGCAGGATATAGATTTTATTAGTCAATTTGCTTTTATCCATGCGTCCCCCCCTTGTCAGTATTATTCAAGGGCAAGGCATTTGTCTGTCGCGAGAAATAATGGAAACTATGGAGAGCATAAGGATTTAATAGGTATAACAAGAGATTTACTTATAAAGTCTAGTAAGCCTTATGTCATAGAAAATGTTGCTGGTGCTCCCCTAATAAACCCTTTGAAACTATGTGGCTCTCAATTCAAAAACTTATATACGCAGCGTGAAAGATGGTTTGAAAGTAACATGCAGTTGAGTAAACCTCATATTAGTAAAAAGTCTATGAATACACCTAGTGCTGGTAATGGATTTGGTAGTGATGGCTCAATATCTATATGTGGTAGTGGTGGTGTTCGAGGTATGAATTCAAAACAAATAGTATTATATTGGGGTTTTGCTATGGGTGGAATAGATTGGATGACTAGGGCTGAATTAGCTGAAGCAATACCACCAGCATATACTGAATTTATTGGCAGGCAAATTATGCAGCAACTTATAAATTAAAGAATATATACTAAAGATTGATTTAGTAATCATCATATGAAATTTTACTTGAGCAGATCTGAAACACAAAAAATAATACTTGAATATACAAGAAGATAGAGTTAGGAGTGAGTTGAATGAGTGTAATAACATCTATGTATACAATAGCTTTTATCTTCATAGGTTCAATAGTTTTGGACATTGTAATAAGACTTGCTTATTTACTATTTACCATCTACAAAGATAAAGACGACGATATGCGTTATTGGTTTTATTAGTTAATAAGGGTTTTACCCTTTTTACATAAATAATATATTAATCGAAAGGAGTTTTGAAGATGAAAACAGAACAACAAATGACATTTTTAAGAAAAGAAAACTTTTCAGGGATAAGCAAGAAAACTGGTGTTGAATACAGTATAACTAACTTATATTTCTTAGATGATGAGTACCAGGAGGTAAAGTTGGGAATATCAAAAGATTGTAAATTAGACTTAGAAAGCCTTAAACAACTTAAGCCTTATAAAGTTAACATTGACATTCAGTTAGGTGCTTATGTAAGTGCTAATGTATTAGATTTTAAAGCTATATAGTTACTAACCGTAACTTTATATACACATATACACTTTTGAAATGGCGGTATATTGCCGTTAGTAAATTATGTTTTATAGACAAACATATGAGGGCATTTACTAAGGAGTATATCGCCATATACTAATTACTTGGTGAAATAGTTAGAGGTTGATATCTGCTGATTGTGAATATTTCCTTAGGAAATGTGAATAATTAGTAGATTAATCAACTGACCTACTGGTAGTAATTTAAGTATAGCTAAAACACTTGAACTGCATTAACGCGTATGCGTTGTTCGTGCTCTTGTGTTTTAAATAGCGGTCGCTCCCGCGGAAACTTTAGAATAATTGTCAACTAGAAGGTGTACATATGAAAAAAGTAATTTTTATATTGTTCATTTGTATAGTAATGGGTGTTCCTGTATTAGCAAGTGAAACAATACCTAATGAAGAGTTAAGTAACTCTTTGAATACAATTATAAGTCAGAATGAGGAAAGCATTCAGATACAATCAAAGATAGCTTTTTATATTGACTTTATACTTGTAATAATATTGATTTCTATAGCATTCTTTTTAGCTTATAAGTTCATTAAAAAGATTGCCATAAAAATATTAAACATTACAACGAAAGGAATGAGTTTATGAAAAAGATAGTAAAAATCTTAAAGGAAAAAAAACTAGTGGCTAGTTTTATGGTAATGGCTTTAACAATGACACTAACTAGTGCTACAGCATTTGCAGAGGGTGAGTATACACCACGTAGTATGTTAGATAGTCAGATACAAACTTTACTTGTAAACACTGGTTCTGATTTAGTACAAACTGTACTTGCATTAGTAGTTATTTTACTTCCAGTAGGTCTTACATTATGGGGAATTGGATTCGGTGTTAAAAAGGGTCTGAATTTCCTTAAGAAAAATGCTAATAAAGCTATTGGATAAAAGCTTAGTATTAAGACTAGAGATTAAACCCTCTAGTCTTTCTTAAATAAGGGGGCAAAAAATGAAGAGATTAATGTGTATTCTGCTGATTGTCCTAGTACTTAGTACAACGGTCAATACGGTGCAATCAGAAGCTAGTGTATTTCTTTTATGTGCAGGTATAGGACTAACAGTAAAACAAGTTACTGTAATAGCTACGGTAATAATAGCAAGTGGTGTATATCTAGAGAACTGGGAAGAGATAGATAAGGCTGTATATGAATTTTGGACTAATGCAAGTAGTAAAGCCAAGAAAATATTTACAGAAGCTAATGGACTTTTTCAGCAAGCAGCAGACGGTGTAATTAATGTTACACAAGAAGCATGGGACTGTTTTTCATTATGGTTGGACGGTCTATACGGTTGTAATGAAAGACAGATTTTGAAAGCTATGGAAGTAAGTACTGAATATCCCAAACCTATGGATTTACCTAAATTTGATTTAGAAGTATATCGGGATAAAGGCATGAAATATGAATATATATTTGCTCACAAAAATGTATATGATGGTGGGTATAATTGGAGTTATAAAATAATATTTTCTGCAACTTTATTATATATAGCTAGGAGACCAGATTATTATTCATATCACTTTTATTCAACGGGTATTACAACAATGTATGATATTTTATGTACTGCTGAAGGTGAAGTATTAAATGAAAGTAGATATACTGTAGAACCACGTGAAAGGATAAATTGGTTAGGTAAAACTAGAAACGGAGTGTTTCAACCTTCTACGGAATATAAGTATGTACATGGTTACCCTTTAAGTCTTGCACCTAGTCCTGATTTTGGATTAACCACAGAAGATGTAATGAATCAAGATTATGCAGAACAGTTAAAAGAACTATTGCAAGCTGGGGGCGTTGCTATACCTCTTCCGGGAGAGGAAGAACTTCCAAAAGTAACTACAGGTGGACTTTTGAAGGATGCTGGAGTTGATACAGATACTGATTCTGATACTGGAACGGGAGATACTTCAATAGATGGAGTATTCCCTATAGATGACCTGATAGACAAAATAAAGGGCAATACACTAGATATAGAGAGCCTTTATAATTCAGTACTGGAAAGATTCAATTACAACATATTTGCAGACACTTTGAAAAAAATGGAAAAACTGAAAGATGCACCGAAGACACCACCTAAAATATATATCAATCTACATAAGATACTAGATGCTACTAAAAATATGGGTGACTTTGATAACATTGTTGAAGATAAAGAAACGATTTTTATTGACTTTGCTATCTTGGAAGAATGGAAGTTTCAAGGTATGTCGGTTATAGAGTGGTTTAGGAAATTAGTTAGTATGGGAATGATTATTACAACGTTTTTCCATATAAAACATGTTATCATGCCACAAAAAGCTTTAAAGGGGTGATGAAATGTTCTTGATTGAAGGTTTATTAAATCTAATATTAGGTGCATTAAATTTATTACTGCCTGCATTTGGGTTGAGTGATGAATTTCTTGTATCACTAGATTCAATGTTTTCAATGTTCATTGATATATTGATGAATGTTGGTTTTTTTATAGATTTTAATGTATTTGTGACTTGTATTCTTGCCATTATAGCTGTAGACAATTATCTATTGTTAGTACGAGTAGGACAATGGATATTCAATATAGTAAGGGGGTCAGGTTGATGAATGGTGTATTAGGTACATTAATAAACTTAATACTGATAATACTTATATTGCTTGTATTCATTTTATTGATATATATATTGATAAAAGTGATTAAGATGTTATTTAGACTTAGAAGATACAAGAAATTCAGAAAGATAAAAGGATTAAAGAGAAGCCTTAAAATATTTGGTTGGATAGTACTTAAAACAAGATTTTGGAAACCCTTAGACTTTCTAAAGTGGGTTATTTATGACATGACACATGGTAAAGACTATATGAGAATGTTCGGTATATGGGCATTCACTGGCTATTATGGAGAAGGGAAAACGTTAGGTGCAGTAACATTCGCTAAAAACATACAAAAGAAATATCCGAACCATAACTTTAAAATTGCAAGTAATACAGATGTTTCAGGACAAATTATGAAAATAAAACGTTGGGAGGATATACTTAATCTTCCACAAAACACGATCGTAATATTTGATGAAAGTCAAAATGATTTCAGCAGCAATATGAGAGACTTCCCTGAGGATTTACTTAGAAGGATAACCCAATGCAGAAAAAGAAAGTTAACCCTATTCATGACTAGTCCAAAATACACACGCATGAACATAAACCTAAGAGAAAGCGTCAACTTCATAGCTGAATGTAAAAATGTAATGTCGATGGATAGATGGTTCACATATAAATTTTACAGGACCGAAGACTATGAACAGTATTATGAGAACAAGAAGAAATTACGAAGGAATATCTATCTCAAATTTAGTTTTATAGCTACTAATGATAATTACAGAGCATATAACACCAAACAGGAAGTTGAATCTGTCAAAGTAAAAGAAGATAAAAAGGTTAAAGTATCGGATAGAAGTATTAAGAAAATAAGAAATGAGTACATGAAGTATATAGAAATGCTAGAGAAGAGAATAGAAAAGTTAGAAACCTAATACGAATTTTGAGCTCGTCTCAAAATCGTTTAGGGTTCTAACTTGCTGCCTTCAATATAAAATCAAAAAAGTTGCTTCTATAATACTTGACGATAACAACACTTAAGCGTAGTAAATTAAAATTCAAGGAAGTGGTATTGTGTATAATTGTAAAATTTACGATTATGGCAGTGAAAAACAATACCGATTCTATTCAAAAGTGTATATGAAAAATGAAGAAGATAAAAACAATGATGAAGTAGAAGAGAACAAAAGGGAGAATGAGAAAAAAGAAAAAGATAGTATTAATACAGAATTGAATAATGATGAATCGGTTGATAAAGATAGAAGTATCATTTCAAGCCTTAATCGTACAGTTAATAAGATATATGAGTATGCTCGTTCTAATGATTGGGAGTATTTTGTGACACTGACATTTAATACTAATATTGATAGATATGATTATTCAGTATGTTCAAGGTGTGTAAAATCATTTATAGATGATATAAGAAGAGATAATCCTGATATGAGATATATAGTTGTTCCTGAACTTCATAAAGATGGAGCATATCACTTTCACGGTATCTTTTCAAATATACCCAATGTAAAAATGATTGATAGTGGTATTTATAGTTTTGGTAAATACACATGGAAAAAAGAAAAAATACCTGAGAAACTATTGAAAGAATGTAGATTGATTTATAACATGGGGCGTTATAATTACGGTTATTCTGATATACAGAAAGTTGAGGATAGTAAAAAGACAGCAAATTATATATGTAAATACATTACTAAGGAATTAGTTGTAGCTACTAAGAATAAAAAACGGTACTGGGCAAGTAGAAATCTAAACAAGCCAGTTGTAACTGAAATGTTATTAGATGTACAACATAAGGAACAAATAAAAACACTATTAGATGATAAAATTATATATCAAAAACAAGTAACAGTTGATGTGGGAGAGTATACCAATACTATTGAATATATAGACATCAAAAAAAAGACAAAAAAAATAGACTATGTAAACAACGAATAGTCTAATCAATAAAATAAGTTAAGCTAAGTATAGCATAAAAGGAAGGGAATTACAATGAAAATAAGTGAAGCATTTTCTTTATTCATATTTGATAAAGAAGTATCAGGAACATATAAAACAACAATGAATACATATAAGAATATCGTTAAGAATATATTTATTGACAACTATTTAGGAGATATTGACGTTGAAGAGTTAAAGCTTATAGACTTGCAAAAGTTTATTATAAGTTTAAGAAATAAAGAAATCAATTCTAATACGGTTAAGACATATTGGAGACACGTTAAAGCATTTATAAAATATCTATATAGGAATGAATTTATTGAACATGATTTGACTGTTAAAATTCCACCTATGAAAGGGTATAGACCTATAAAGGATATTTACCTAGATGATGAAATACAATTAATATTTACAAGTATACAGGGGAATTCAGTTACAGCACTTCAGAAAAGGGCAATATTTTGTTTATTATTAAACACTGGTATGAGACAAGCAGAGATAGCAAGAGTTGAAATTGATGATATCAATATAAGGCATAAATATATAATTGTTAGAGGTAGTAAAGGTCATGAAGATAGAAGAGTACCTATATCATTAGCAACCATTAGAGCAGTAAACAAGTATCTACAAAAACGTATCATACCATTTGAAGATAAAAACCCTAATCTAATGTTTGTTAATAGAAATAATATGGGTATAACAAGTAGGACAATCAGGTCATATATTGATACTCATGTAAAGAGGAATGGAATAACAAGAGGTACAACACATTTATTCAGACATACGTTTATAACTAGAAAATGTTTAGAAACGAATGACGCTTTTTATGTTCAGCAACTGGCAGGACACAAAGACTTAAGTACAACTAAAAATTATTATCAATGTGCTAATTCTTACTTAATAGCAAAAGTAAATTTGATGCCGATAGACCAACTATTATCTACTATAAAAATGTAAAATATCATAGGCGTTTTTTTGCCTTAAGCGTACTAGACCATGTAAAAAGTAATTAAAAAAAGGCTAATATCATAATGATATAGCCTTTATAAATGCGATAAAATCGTTGATGCAGTTGGGGGGACTCGAACCCCCAAGTCCTTATCGGACACTAGATCCTTAGTCTAGATTGTGTATCTTATAAGAAACTGATATGATAAACAATCCTTGATTATAATGCATTTAACCAATTTTATAAAATACAAGTAAATGTGTCGTATAGTGCTTAGATACATCTTAGGTATAACGATTTTGGTGTCAATTTTGGTGTCAAAAGAATTAACAGTTGTGATATTTGACTTATTAGTTATTTGTGATACAATGCTTTATATAATATATTAAATAGGGAGGATTAAAATAATGTTGAATTTTAAATCAATTAAAGAACAACAAAACGATAATCAAGAACTTACTGAGATACAAACAAAAATAATAGAAATTAAAAGAGAAATTGAAGCAACTAATATGAAATATGAAAATTCACCTATTATTAGAAGTAAGAAAGAAGAAATGGCATCATTACTTAAGCAGGAATTTAAAAAATATTTCCAAGGACATGATTTTGAAATACATACTGATAATAATACTTTAGTTGCAACCTACAATTACTACCAAGTACGTTTAAAAGATTGTGGAGATTATATATTTATCATTGACATAGAAGATGATAATATTTCTGAAGTAATTCAAATTGTAGAAGCTAAAGAGAATTTTAATAATGAATCTACAGCATATGAATATTCAAGTAAACTAGAAAAACTTAGATCAGAGTTAGAAAGTAAAAAAACAACATTAGAAAATGCTAAGACAATATTGGATAATGCAAGTAAAATAGAATTTGTTTATAACTTTAAAGATAAATATCATGAATATAAAACACCTAATGAACTTTTTGACTCGTTGGACAATCCTAAATAAAATGTATTTCTTATAATAAAAACAGATAGAAAAATCTATCTGTTTTTTACTGCAAGAAAAGCACTCTCAATAGTATCAGCTGCTTCTTGGTGCATATCTTTCAAAACGTGTTGATAAGTAGATCGCAAAACAGCTTGACTATGACCTAATCGTTCTGATGCTACTTTATCAGATATATTATATTTTAGCATAATTACAGCATTGTAATGTCTTAGATCATGAAGTCTTACTATAGGGAGATCATGTTTTATAAGAAGCTTCTTAAATCTTTTGGTGTAAGCATCAGGACGATATTTTTCACATACTCTTTCAGGAATAACAGTTAAGCTATCCAAATAATTTTTTAATACTTGTATTACAAAGCCAGGTACTTTTAACACACGGTTACTAGCTTCTGATTTTGGATCCTTAATTATATATTTATCCCAACGAACATTGGTTTCTTCAATAGCCAATGTATTTCTTTTGAAATCAATATCACGCCATCTAAGACCAAATATTTCACCTCTTCTAAGACCAACTACACCAGCAAGTAATATAGGAATCTCGTCAAAAGTTCCTTCTACATATGTTAATAATTTATGGAAA